TTTTTTTTTTGTTTAGACCTTGTTAGACGTCTTTTATTTTTATAAATAGGAAACAATAAAATTGTAAAAACCTATTGCCACACTTATTGGAGGCTAAGTACTACATTTCTTGAATAATAGATTTATCTCAAAATCATCTTTATGATAAAGGTAATAAGATACCGATATCGGATTGAGATCTGAGAATTTTGGAATTGAAGACAATCCAAAAGTAGGATCTTTTATTCCATATGCATATCGCATTTTTCTACGATAAGCTAAATCGTAACTTATCCGTCTTCCAATTGTGGAAGGGAAAAACCTTTGATAAGCCAAACAAAAATCGAAAAATCTTCTCGAATTTATTCCACCCAACAAAAGAAAAGAAAATAATCTAGATGACGAAACAGTTAGATTATTAATATCTCTTTCTGGGTAAAGTAACATTTTGAACCATTCAAAGTCAGATCTAATAAATTTAAATCCTTGGACTTGATAACCTAAAAATTTGCGTTTTAGGTCATTTTTTGAAAGTATAATGTTAACCTTATCAGGGTTTAATTCCATACCAAAATATTTCTTTGCATCAAATGATAACGTTTTTAAACATAATTTTGGATAATCTGAGCGTAAAATTCTAATATTAGAATCATCTCCTAATACTTTAATTGATTCAATGTTAATTTTTTGTAATTTAAATAAAGTATTTATAGCAATATAATTACAAATCGAACCAACTATTTGAGTAAAAGCAGAACCGCTAGGAATGCCAAAATTTTTTTCAAATGTTACTCCATTAGGTAACATCATCCTAGTATTTATAAAATATTCTTTTACATAATTAAATAGCTTAGGGTATTGTTTATCCCAATTTTTTTTAGTAACACATTCATCTAAAAATGGATCATAAAATTTTGAATAATCTAAAGAATCAGAAATAATTTTAAATGCATCTTTGATTAAAAATTTCTGTATTGAAAAATCAAAACCAGACCAGTCAAGATTTAATTCAACTAAGTCTGTTAGATCTTCATTTAATCTATCAGATATTTTTTTCAAAGAGTTTTCACCTAAAATAACAGCAGGACAACAAGTTGTCATCCACTGGGTGTAGTTATATGAAAAAACATTTTCCATATGTGTAATCTCAGCTGGATAAATCCAGATTCCTCTGACTTTCTTTTCATCAATTTTTGACAAGTGTCCCCTTAATCCTAATTTACAAGGGAGTTTATATATTTTTCTATCACGTTTCAGCCAATGCTGAATATTCATAAAATGTGAATAGATATTATAATAAACTTCATCTTTTTTTTTTCCAGGAAAAGAAAAACCAGCACTAGTATTTGTTGGTATTACATGTTGAATGTAATACTTCGAGTACATGGGTAGTTTTTTTTTGGGAGTAAATACTTCTTTTGCTTTATTAAAAGCATAATTATATGCTTCATAATAATCATTATTTAAAAAATTGAATTTTATGTAAGTTGAATCGTTAAATTTATCAACCATTTTCAAACCATCACTAATTTTTATACTTTTTGTAAAACCTTTGAGCTCTTGATACATTGATAAATTATGTATTTTCAATGCTTTTGCAACAAAAGGATCAATTTCCTTTTGTGTTTCATTAATTGTATATGTATATGAATAATTATTTTTAACAATTTTTATAGATTTCATATCAAAATTTTTAAAAAATTGCTCTGTCACTTTTGTAGAATATGAAGGTCTACTATTAGTTTTAATTTGATTGATTACGTGTTTCTTAGATTTCAAATTTGGTATTTTGTTAAGATCTTTAAATTTTTTTTTAATTTTTGAAGAATTACTTAACTTATTATGGTAATAGTGGCGTATGTTGGGTAAAAAAATTTTTTTTTT